CGTGAACGCTTGCGATGCCTTCAACGTCAAGTCGGTGCTGCGGGCTCGCCGTCCCAATGCCGACGTTGCCACCGTTTTGCAGGGTCATAAGCGCGTTGCCGCCCGCAGCACTGATAACGGCATCGGGTGTGGTCGTGGCGTTGCTGGCACCGAAATAAACACACCCGCCCGTTGCGGAGAACGCTGCGCCCACCGCGAAGGACTCGTTGACCGCCCTGAAAAGCGACCTACCTCCGCTTGCCAGAACTCCCTTGCTGGCATACAGGGTTTCGGCAACGGTGAAATTCCCAGCGGAGTCAAGTGTCAGCCGTCGAGCATTGGCCGTAGTGTCATCAATAGCCAGCGCACCCGCACCCAACGCACCCCACGCGGCAATTCGGTATGCCCTGCCGCCGGATGCTTGGTTCGTTAGTTGGAGTGCAGCGATGTTCCCGCCAGTGGAGGTAACGCCAACGGCTGCGTCACCCGCTTGGCTTACTAGCAGCGGGCCCGTCATCGTGTCGCCAGTGATGTTCACATAGCGGGCATCTGCATCGGTCTGGGTGAGCCCGCCGCCTGTCGGGGTCTGCCAAGAAAGGGTGCCACTTCCGTTGGTGGTGAGAACTTGCCCGTTGGTGCCGCTAGTGGTGGGGTAGTTGTTGTTTCCAATCGTGATGGTTGCCGCGTTTGAGCCCAACCACAATCGGTTTGTTACGGGGTCACTCCAAAGGATCGTCCTGCCGCCCTGAGTGCTGTTGGAACTAACAATCAGTTTGCCGTCAGTGTCGAAGGTGAAATTGTGGTTTGCGCCCGACGATCCCAGCCGAACTGACGTTGGCGCAATATCCCCAAGCCCAACATTGATCGTCGGGGTGGCGGCAGGGCCAGCAACAGTGGCCGTTACTCCCTGTGTGCCTGCGGCTGAGATTGTGGTTGGATCACCCTTGGGGCCGCGAAGCGACTCCCATTTAGTGCCATCCCATACGCGAACGTCAGATGCCATGCTTCCTCCAGTGATTCAAAGGGGCAGCCTGATTGCTAACCCCTTGCCAAGAACGACAACTACGGCACCAGCCAGAGGGCACCCTTGAGGGCACCAGTTGGGGTCGAGGCCGTATCGAACACTTGGAAGTTGTTGCCGGGATCACCCTTGGCACCAGCCGGAATCCCGAAGGCAAACACAGCCGCCGTCGAGGTGCCCGTGTTGGTAATCGTCGGGGTAGCACCAGCGGCAAGGCCAGTGACGGTACCCACCGCGATGGTGGCAGCGGTGCCGGGATTGCCCTGCGGGCCTTCGGGGCCACGAATGGGGCCCACGTTTGACCATGCAGTGCCATTCCAGACGATGCCATCACCCTCGGTCTTCGTCCCGCCAGCACCGTTGGGGGCTGCCGTGGGAACCGGGTCACCGAGAATCCACATATCGCCAACAGCCGGGCTGGCCGGGAGGGCCGTTGCCGTCCCAGACAGAGTGCCCTTGATCGTCACGCCCGAACCGGGGTCACCCTTGGCACCTTGCGGGATAACGAAATTGAACACGGCAGCGGAAGCCGTGCCCGCATTGGTCACCTGAGCCTGAGTGCCAGCCGCCCCGGTGGTGGTGGTGCCGACACCAACCGTAGCCGCCTGACCCGCATCTCCACGGGGAATGGTGAAATTAAGGACGGCATCATTCGGGCTCGGATTGGAGTCCGTGATGATGACGCTGGAGCCGGGGGCACCAGTGGTAACGGTGCCGAGAGTGACCGTACCGGCAGCACCAGTTGAGCCGGTGTCACCCTTGGGGCCCTTAATACTGATCCACTGCGAACCGTCATATACGCGAACGTCTGAAGCGGGCATGGCTTATTCCTTTACTTCTCTAAGGGGAATCACGATTGGTTGAGTTGGCTGCGTGGTGTACGCAACCTCGACGGGCTGGTTTTCGGGCATGGGCGGGAAGTCTTCGTTCCGCTGGAAGACTCCATCAAAAAGCCAAACATCCCCTTTGCGGTAAGGAGCGGGCGTATTGGCTTGCGGGCCAAACACTTCAACGGACTGACCATCAGCACCGGGAGGGCCGGGCTGACCGTCGCCACCGCTGCCGCTGATGAGTTCCCAGCGTGTTCCCGTCCAGTAACGAAGGGTTGCCATGGTTAGTAAGCCGCCTTCCAGCGAATGCCAGAAAATGCCGCCTCGTTTGATTGTGCGCCGGGACTTACGGCAATGTCGCGGTTTTTGTTGCTCACGGTGCAGTAGCCATAGGTAACGGCACTACCAACGAGCCGCATGGCAAGCGGGAATTTCGCTTCAATTTCGGCCATCGGGAACTGAGGCGGCAGTCGCAGAGGCACCCACGCAGTTATGCCAGCCGTGAACGTCAGCGTGCCCTTCAGTTCAATGAACCCACCCAGCATTCGGGCTTCAATCTGCGTTGAGGTTGTTTCCCTCGCGCCTTCCATTCGGATGATCGGCGTCCAATCAATGTCTGCCGGTGGCATTTTCGTACCACCCGCAAGCATCAACTTCACGGCGTCAAGCACAGACTTCTTGAAAGCAGCCAAGGCAGGGTCGTTGATCGACGGCGAGGCAGTCGGGTTGATTACAGCCAACTTGTCATCGACCTGCTTCTGGGTGTAAACGTCCGCAAGTGTGAGGAACTTGCCGTCGCACTCTGCCTTCGTGTAGGCATCAGTGGCCGGGAACAGGGAATCGAGGTCGGACTTGTAGACGAGGTATTCGTTCGTCAGGCCGATAGCCAAGGTGAGCCGTTCGCCGTATCCCTCACCCATATCTTTGTAGGCTAGGGCAACAAGTGGCTCGGATGCGCCACCAAACCCAACCGCCTGCGCCACAATCGTCTTGGCAAGCAGTTGCTGGTCGTTGTCCTGCACCTTGGCATAAGCAGACAGGTCAACGGGAGTGGGCGGGACAATATCAGACAGGTAGGCCACCGTGTTCTCGGGCCCGCCAGCCACCTGAGTGATGAGCCGGTCACCGGCAGCACCCATAAACAGTTCGTTGAGTTCAAGCCCCCCGGTCTGGAGGTTCGCCACCGAAACGTCTTGGCTAGCCAGTGCGGCGACGATATTGGCGGAAGTGAACTCGTCGCCATGAACAAGGGTGTGGATGGCCTTGCCGTCATTCCAATTCAGCCGCCAGTGGTCACCTTCTTTGACCGGAGTCAGAGATAAGCCGCCCTTCCATGCAATCGGGGAGGTCGTGTCGCCTGAGAACGTGACCATGGAGGGCTCAATCTCGACGCCCCGGATGGCATCAAGAACGTCGATCTGGCCCGTTCCAATGTCGCCGCCAAGGTTGGAGACAATCTCTTGGAGCGAGGTAATGCTTGCCAAGAGGATGTTGTCGTTGGCAATAGAGAAGTCTTTTTCTGCCTCGATCTTGGCATCGACTTCTGGCTTGGTATAGGTGTCGGCCTTCACCTCCATAATGGAGTTCATCAGGGTGGTGCTAAGAGTTGCCACCGTGGTCTTGTCGGCCTTGGTGTCCACCTTGTCCATCACGCCTTGGGTGATGGTGGCGAGTGCCTGAAGTTGGCTGTTCAGCAAGTTCAGGTCACCGATAGCAGAAATCTGATCGGTGATGCTCGTCAGGGTGGAGTCAATCTCTGGCTTTGTGTAGTAGTTGGTCAGGTCAACCACACCGCCTTCGCCGCCCTGCAATGCGAACAGGTCAACCCTCTGGGGGTTGCCGAACGGCTTTTCCAACTCGTCACTAGACAACTTGAGGTACTGGCCCTCGGGAGTCTGCATGACTGCCAAGGACGGATTCTGTGGAGTTGGCAGGCTAGCCTGACTCTTGACGATCTTGACGTATGAGTTCAGTTGCCCGGTGATCGCAATGGTGGTCTGGTATTCCTGCCGTGTGATCGCAACAAGGGAGCCAGCATCCCTGAAGTAGTGCAGGCCGTCAGCCAGACCGGCAAAGGCATCTTCCAGCCCCTTGGGTGTGTCGGCACCAGCGTCTGGAACCGGGCCGTCATGGGCAGTAATGACCGAATCGCTACCGCCGCCCAAGGGAATAGCAACCCATTCCTGCTTGTCTTTGTCGAAGTAGTTCAGCGTAGGCATGGCTAACCCTTGGGATTGATCCAGATGCTTGAGGTAGTCAGTGGGGCCAATTCGGAAACCACGAACGGTGGCTCAACCGTGGGAGCGATTCCGCCACCGACGCCCGTTGGGTTCAGCCAGAGAATGTTGCTGTTGCCGGGGGCAGTAGGGCCGACATGGATGCCGCCACTGTTCGCCAGCACCCAATCCTCGGTGGCTACGGACTCCTCGGTGATTGCCCGGAGCGGGGTGCCGTCCACCCGGAGAGTCAGTTTGGCACTGCCGTCAGGGTTGGAAGTAATGAACAGGGTGTGGGGCCCGTCCAAGTCAATGGCCTTGGGGGCGATGACCTGACCCCGAATCGCAGCAAGAACGTCGGTGACGAGAACTTCACCGGGCAGTTCAGCCGGGTTGATCCAGAGGGTGCCGGTCAACTCCTGCGGCGGGGGCTCGACAACGGCAACAATCGCAACGCTGCCGTCCTCGCCATCCAAGCCGGGAGGGCCGGGCGGGCCGGAATTGCCGGTCGCCATCAGCCAAGGGAGGTTCGACCAGCGGACTGTCCCATCCCCGATCTTGATGGTTTCGCCGGGGTCAGTGGCACCAATGACGTACCCAAACTCACCAGCCGCCAGAACAGGATCGTTCTTCAGCCAGTTGTCGCGGGTGTCTTGCCGAACCCGGATACGCTGGTATCCACGCTCATCAGAGGCAGAGTTGGGATACCGGGATGGGGGGATCGGTTGCTGGGGCATAGGCAGACCTCTGCCGTATTTATGTCCCTGCCGGGGGGAAATGGCCCGCTAAGGATTTTTCCGTTTCCAGCGGGGAACGTACTTCTCTTTGACCTTGGCAACGGCATCCTGCATGGAAAGGCCGGGGCTCTTAGCCATCTCCTTCTTGGCAAGTTCCTTGGCAATCTTGGGGTTCAGGTCACGCCGAACCGGGGCTTCCTCTCGGGCCTCGACATTGACGATTCCCTTTACTTCCAGATTCCGCTCGCGGGCCACCCGCTTCACATCCGCAACGTCCGACACCCAAGCCTTCGGATCGCAGTGGCCCAACTTGTTGGCAAGGCCGCTCATGTACTGCTTGCCCGTAATGTCGATGCCAGCCGCCTTGGCTTCCCGCACCATCCGCTTGGCCTGATGCGGGGGCAGTTCATCCAGCCAGTTGCCATCCAGTCGGCCTTGCTGGAAGGCCCGGTCTGTACCCTTGGTGCCGGGCGGCTGTTGAAGGGCACACATCGCAGCCCACCGCTCGGTCTGGCCGTCTGCAATCATGCGCATGTAGTGGTGCTGAACCTCGGCAGAGGCTGCGGCAATATCCGGCGGCATGAAGGGCTTTATCAAGGCTGCAACTCCGGGGGAATCTGTGCCGGTGCCGCCCCCGCCTCACCGGGAGAGACTTGCTGACCCTGATCCGGGGGAGGCTGCGTCGGATCGGGCGCAACCGGGGGCGGGGGCGGCGGCTCGGGAATCGCATAGGGCTCGTAGGGAACGTCAATCGCCTCGCAGTAATCCTTCAGGAGGGCATTCATGGGCCCAACCTGACCCTGCATCGCAAGGGGCTGGAGGATCGGCCCAAGCGTCTGAAGGGCAATCTGGAGCGATTCGATCTTCCCCGCCTTGTTTGGCTTACGGGCAGACCCAGCCTCGATCCGGTAGTCGTACTCACGGGCCAACTGGTCTAGGGTGGTCTCACTCAACATCCGCTCCCAGACCGCAGCACCAAGGGGGCCAAGCACCGGGGCAACGTCTTGGGGCTGCAAGAGCCACCGTGCCGCCAGTGCCTCCCGCCTAGCCAACAGGGACATAGCATCTTCCAGTGCGGAAGCCATGTCATCCGGGCGTACAGAGATTTGCTCTGACTTGACCTGTGCCTCTGCGGCACTCCTAAACTGGTTGCGGGTCATGCCATAGGTCAACTCTGTAAGACCGACCCGCTTATCAAACATCTCTGAAACGGCTTGGATAATCTGCCATAGTTCCGGCGTTACCTGCGGCAACTGGAACACGCTGACAATATCATCCACCGACTTCCCCAGAGTCTCGGACAACTCAATGAGGGAGAACCCGGATTCTTCGTGCTTGAGAACCTGTTCCTTGATGTCATCCCCAGCCGCCTTAGCGACACCCACCATGGTCTTGCAGGAGGTCATCACCCGTGTCGCAAGGAAAGACAGGGCCCAGTTCAGGAATTTCAGTTCCGGCAGGCCCGGCTTCAGATGGCTGATGGGCCACGAATAGCCCGGCTTACGGTGGAACTGGAGGAACGTGCAGGGCCACCCATTCAGGTCAGCGTAGAACGGGATCGGCCAACGGGTGCGGGTGAACAGGCTGTTGGGAAGGCCAGTCTCGTCGGGTTCCTCTAAGGCAATGTCCTTCGGAACATTGAGGGGATAGTCAACTCCTTCGGCAACGACCAGATAGCAATTCTGGCCGAGAGAGTCGAACATCTCCGCAAACTCTTTCGGGCTCCCCTTGAGGTTGTGCCCGAATCCAGTCTTGCTGTAAATCTTCCAGTAGACGATCAAATCATTGGTCTTGCCGTTCTTCTTCCGCATCTTGTAGCCACGGTCTTCTTCCTCTGTCCGGGCGACGTAACTTTCAAGGTGCCCCTTGAGTTCGTCCTTGGACAGACCGTACTTCGATGCAACCTCGGCAAGCGGGTGAACGCATCGGCGGGCCACCCACCGAATGTCTTCCTGCTCGTCTGCGTCCGGGTCAAAGAGGATGTTGTCACAGGAGTCAAAGAACGAACCGATCATGCCGACCGGGGCTTCGTTCTCCCCGCCCAGTTCGATCATTTCAGTCCACCAGACCCCCAGCCCCTTCAGGATTGCCTCGTCCACAACCTTGCGGGAATGTTCCCTCAAGCACAATTCGTTGGGGGTGTAGTTCAGGTAGGTCTCCATCAGACCGCTGACCGTCTGCCGCATCTCCTCGATCATGCCGACTTGCTGGCTAATCTGCATGAACTGTTGGATACGGGGGTCTGGCATAACCATCCCCGTCATCGGGTCTGGAACGCTGGACATAGCCGGGTCAATGCCAAGAGCCGATGGCGGAACCGTGGGGAACTTCTTGGGGGTCACCGTCCGCACCGGGTTGCGGGAATAGATGACTGAGCCCAGCAACTTCACGGCCTCAAACGCACGATTGATAGTCATGCGAAACGAGGGCGGGCCGATCTTGGAATACTTGTGCCCGTCCTTGGGCTGCCAAAACCAATCGCCGCCACCGTCGAAGAAGTTCATCGACTCGCGGGCATCTTCCGTGAAAGGACGCTTGTGCTTCTCGGCCTGCTTGAGTTTGGACAGCCACCCCGTAGACACAGAGCGCAGGGCATCCTGCATCTGCTTCTCGGTGTAAGCCTCTACGGGCGGTTCCTCAAACATTGAGGGGTCGCCGCCAGCCAGAGGAAGGTCAGGGGAAAGGGCTTCGTCCATTTCTCACCGATACCGTTTGCAAGCGAACCACTTGCCGTTAGAGCCTTGAGCCACCCCCTGATCGGCAACGGGCCGACCACTATTGGAGTAGCAGCAATTCCGCAGAGCCTGCTCCGGGGTCGAACCCATGCCCACACCCTCGTAGGCATAAGGATTCCCGCCGGGATGACGCAGCCGCCCCTCGCGGGCCAGAAGACTCGCCACCCCCTGAGCCGTTGCGGTGGTCGCCTGAACGATCCGCTGGCCGGGGAAGTAGCACTGGCCGTTGCGGCAGTCCTGAGCGTGAGCCACCGTCAAAGTGAAAAACGTCGCGAAAGCACAAAGAGCGGTCTTCATCATGCAGCCTCCGTTTTCTTCTGGGTTTTTGCAGCCTCCAACTTCGCCTTGGTCATCATGCTCTTGAGTTCCTTGAGCATGGCCGTAGACGAATGGAAGTCCCACGATCCCCATTGCTGCCAGTTTTGAGCCATCTCGGACTCCTTCCAGAAAGGATCGTCCTTATGCCTCACCGACTTCTTCTCAACGAAGCCAGCGGTCTGAGAGAAAGCCAGAATCGAGATTGATTCCCGCCCCGGCTTTTCAACCACCCAGCCCATCACAGCGGGGCCAGATGTATTGAATGGATCGTCGTACCAAAGAACAAGATCACCGATGCCCACCTCGGGCATTGTGTAGTTAGCCATTTGAGCCTCCATCAAAGGGATGGCATTAGGCTAACGTCCATCAGAAACCGGGCAACACCCGCTAGGCGTAATAGACTTCGGATGTATAAGAAGCGGGTGCTAGATACACCACCCCACCCTGATTCTTCTGCTTATCCCGCTTGGCTTTCCACTCCCACCACCATGGTTTTTCTGTCAGTGCCATGGGCTTGTGGTACTTGGGCTCATAGGCCATCAGGTATCGCAGGCAGTCCACCAGATGGAATTCCCCTCGCTTGTTGGGCTCGTCAGTCACAATCGTCTGACCGCCAACATTGACTGCCTTCTTTTTGTAACGCTTCAGTTCCCGCTCCAGATTGGGGCAAGACCCCCGGAGAACCCGCAGGAAAGGGGTGCCGCCGGGCCGGATGTGCATGGCCGACCGGACACTGGAAAGACCGGCCTGAATGTCATCGCAGCCCGGAACGAAAGAATGTCCGGTTGCTCGGGAGCCCACGTTCAGTTCCGCCAGCCGCTCGGTGTACTGGTCTTGGGCCGACCGGCCTGAACCAATATCGGTTAGGCGGGCACCGTGAGCGTCGATCAGGAAGGCGTAAAACTCCTGCCCCTGTACCTTCTCCTTGAACTTATCCCCGAAAAGAACGGCATTGCAGTTGCGGATATACAGTTCGTCGTACAGGACGCAGTATTCCCCGGAAGGTGGGACAGCCCCGAATAAAACCGCCGTAATTGCATGGCCGGGGTCGATGGACGCAAACCGGCACCAATCCGCTGGAATCACCTCCTCGGGCAATTCCTTCCTGTCCATGCCGTGGACACCCATGCTGAAATTGGGATAGACCAAGAGCGAGTCAAACGTGAATTCGCCCTCGGCTCGCATCCGAAGGTTGTCCTCGCCCAGAGCGGCCCACCGCTCCAGCATCACCTTCTTCTCGGCTTCATCTATGAAGGGGTTGTCCAAGAACCGGAAGGTAAATTTCTTGATATGTTCCAGCCCCTGATCCGCTGCTTTGTCGGCTCGATCCGCTAGGGTAAGCAAAGCGTCCGAACGGCTATGGGGCATGGCTGACCAAATCATGCGACCGCGACGGTCAGCCAATCGTGCCTGCATTTCAGGCACCCAGTTCTCATTTGAGATGTCCTCATCGAAAACGCAAAGATCGAGTTGAAAACCTTGAGGCGGGTCGCCTTCCGATGAGAAGAAGTACAGAGTCCACCCATTCACCAGTTCGCAAGTCTGGATGTAGTTGGCACTCTTTAGTACCCAACTGGTGTTCTTAATCATTCGGGGCGGAATCAACGGCGGGGCTGGCTTGGCTTCCAACTTCCGGTGTTTGTCGTTGATGGGGTGGTAGGCCCGCCATGCCCCTGTGACTTCATCTTTAATGATCTTGAAAGCCCCGGCCTTAAAAAGGTAGGGGAAAATTGTCATTCCGATGTGCCGCCACCCGGCCCCGATAATGGCTAAATTCCCGTTCTCCTTGGGGTATTTGCCTGCGATGGGATGGGTGCCGGTTACCGCCCAAGCCACCTCCATCATCACCGAGATGCTCTTGCCGCTTCGGTTGCCGCCCAGCACCAAAATTTCGTGGGCCATGCACTCATGGACTGGTTTCTGGTACTCATTGGGAACGTAGAGTTTCAGGGGCTCTAACTGCCGGGCTGCCCGTTCCCTTTGTAGGGAAAGCAGTTCTTCCCGAGAGTGCTGGCTAATCTGGCCGAGAATGTCCTGCTCGTCCATGAATTAGCCCTTCTGGGTCATGGCATGGGCGGCGGCTAGGTCTTCGGGAGACAGGGTATTACCCATTGACATTAGGCCCAGAGCGGGGATTGAGTCCGCATCCTGATGGTCTTTGATGTATGTCAAGTTCTTGTGGGTAGCCACCACGTTCTCCAGCCGCTGACTGAGGGCTGCCTCGATTTCCTCGTCGCTCATCAGGGAGACAGGCTTGGAAGTGCCGCCGGTCTCGGCAGTCTTCACCACCAGTCGCATAATCATTTCAAGGATGGAGGTGCGGATTCGGCCACCGGGAGGGGCGGCGTAATACTGTTGGGCCATGGTCGAGGCCAGCCCCTGAGAACCTCCAAACAGGGACATGATGCTTTCCAGCATCTCGGAGGTGTGGGGGATATTGGAGCCGCCGTCTTTGCTCTTTTTGACAAAGGCAGAAACTGACCGCCGCTCCATCCGCTCCAGTTTTCGCTTGTCCCGCTGGGCCTTATGGCAGCCTTTGCAGATGACCTGAAAGGTGTGCTGAGTGCCGGGAACTCGCGGCCAATACTTGGGAGTTAACGGTCGAATCTGACCGCAGGCTTCACAGACCCGAGACTGAATTGCTGGGCCATCCGGCTTGCCGTCATCCGGTTCCATTTCATCTATCCAGTTGCAGGGAG